AAAGCCAGATATAACAAGAATAGAATTTGACATGAAAGATGAGTTAATACGTCAAACTATTATGAACACTCTGGAAGATGTTAAGGAAATTAAAGAAGATTTAAAACGTATGGAAGATAAAATAGATAACTTAAGATGAAAGATCCAATTTTGAAAATATTTGGAGCTTATCTAATTGTATTATTTCTACTACTATTAATGTCTGGGAATGCTCTTGGGCAAACAAAGTTTTGTAAACAAGAAATTTGTGTTGTAGAATTTAACGCTTATTGGAATAAAGATAATAGTGTGATTTGGTTAGATAGTTTAGAAAACTGTGGAGTAACAAGAATACTTATATCAGATAAACAAATGCTAGCAGATATGCAAAAGAAATATAAGATACAAAATGTACCTACAATAATAATTTTTAAGGAAGAAGAAGTTAAAAGATATCAAGCTTGTTTAAGATTTAAAATGGGTGCAACAAGAAAAGAAGTACAAGAATATATTGATGAATTATTAATGAGTGATTTCTAATGAAAAGATTATTATTTATATTATTGTTATTACCTATATTAGTATTTGGACAAAAAGAAACTATTATACATATAACTACAGATAATTATCCTTCTGAAACTAGATGGGTATGGCCTATCGCGATAGAAGATATCAATAAATATTTAACTATATACCCAAACCCTACTGAGAGTAGTGTTAATTTTAGTATATTTGTAGATATAGAGCTATATAGCATACATAGAATACTTAAACAATGAATATATTAGGAAAGATATTTAGTAGTGGAGCTACAGAACTAGTAAAAGGTATAGGAGGAGTTGTAGATAATTTACATACATCTAAAGAGGAAAAGCTTGCTGCTGAACAAAAAATACAAGAATTAGTAGCTAGCTACGAAGTTCAAATGGAAAAAGAAGTAACTGCTAGATGGCAGGCAGACATGAAGTCTGATTCTTGGTTATCTAAAAATGTAAGACCAGCTGTTTTAATCTTTTTAGTAGTATGTACTGTACTTATGATATTTATAGACGCTGGTACAATTACTTTCGTAGTAGATGATGAATGGAAAAGTCTATTACAATTAGTATTAATAACTGTGATTGGTGCCTATTTTGGTGGAAGATCACTAGAAAAAACAAAAAAATAATAATTTAAAAAATAAAAGTCATGGCATGGATTAATTCAGGAATAAGAAGATTAGCAAAGGAGCAGAGAATTGCTCGTAATAAAGAAATTAATGTAGTTAAAGCTAGTGAAGTTGTAGATGATGCTACTGTAGCAGCAAATACGGCAGCAATAGCGCTTAACACAGCAAAAGTATCTATGACAATAGGTACAGCGATAGATGAAGCTAAAGCTGGAAATACAATTACAATTAGTGAGGGGCAAGCTAATGCTATTACAGCTAATAGTTCTGCTAATACACAATCAGAGGGTTTATGTGCAGCAATGACTGCATTTATAGCAGAAGCAGCTAATGAAGAGTCTACTCTTGCAAGTTGTGCTGCTGCTTATCAAGCGCTCATTGGAACTACTTGTGACGAAGAATAATTTAATAATATATAAAAAATAAAAAAATGGGACTTAGAAACTTTATACAACATTGTGGCGCTAGATTACAGAAACCTGGTGGACAAAGAAAACGAGGTAGCGTTAAGCATATACTTGAAGCTTTGTCTTGTTTAAATAGTGGCGCTAAAGGGGCAAGTGCGAATCAAATGCGTGCTGTCACACATTCAATACAAACAGGACAAACTAGTTTACACGCGTGTTGTGCTAATAAAGGATTAGCAGCTCATACTAAAGTTGTTTTATTTTATGATTTAACTTCTATGGGAGCTGGAGAACTAGGGGATGCTTTTATATCTTCTAATAAATTCTTTAATGAAATGAAAGCTCAAATCGGATTTTTTGGAGATGTGTACCATGTGGGAGCATATGGAGAAAGATGGGTAACTTGGCCAGCATGGGTCTTAAATAGAAACGTACATACTAGAGGAATTGAAGATCACAGCAATGCCCCACATTCAGGAGGAACAGATGCTTTAGATGAACTAGCTGCATGGGGTACAGCAGATGGAGGAGGATCTGTAGTAGGTACTGTAAATGGTATTGTAACTTATAATGGAGCTGATAGTACAACAACAGTATATTATGGAGATAATCAAACCTCTCCTACTATGCCACCTGTATTTTCTAATACTGAAGAATTATTAGTTATTGGATTTGAAGACGAAGCACATTGTACTCCTAATAAATGGGCAGATATTAATAGTTATTCAGCGCCAGCCCATTTTCCTTATGGACCATCTGGAACTTGGGTACTAGGAGGGTATTATGATAGTACCCTTCCTAATCAACAGGTAGTTCCTGGTGGGCCTATTGCTACTGATGGATCTCATGTGACAACTTGGCAAGAGGTTGCAGCATCTCATAGTGCTCAAGTAGATACTGCTTCTCAATTATCAGGAGCACTTGCTCTTACACCTAATCTAACTAATGTTACTACATGGACAGATCATTCTGGAGATACAGCTAATCATGTTTATGATTCAACTTTTTGGAATACTTTAGGATTACAAGCTGCCGCTGCTGGATGTGTTCCACATACTCCTACATTACTAGCAGAATTAAATTATACTTATAGTTTTCCTAGTGTCGTTGGGGCTCTTACAGGTACTATGACAGACTATGAGCAATTTCATAATATGGGTAATGCTGGTACTCCTACTGTTTTATACCAACATGATTATTGTATAGCTAAAAAGGTAATTAACTCTCATTTCGGTAATATAAGATATTTCGTATATTCTGTACCGCCTGTACCATCATCAAGAAATGCGCCTCAAGTTATGTTCCCATTACAAGTATTGGGAGCTATGGAAGACGGACCATTAGGAGCTGTTCCTGTAGGAACCGCTGCTTGTACTTTAACAAATGCTACAGTATCTGGTCCTTATGATAAAACAGGACTTAATAATATGATAGCTTGGGGAGCAGGATTTGGATATAATATTATAGATTTACCTTGCTCATCTGCTCAATTTCATACAGATATAGCTTCTTATTTACAAGTATAATATGAAGATAAACTTAAATACAGCAAGAAAGTATACTCAAATTGGAGCTAATAATAATATTAATAAAGGGGATCTTGTAGTACAAGAGAACCTTACGGGAATGCGTGATAGAAAACAATTAAAAAAGTTAGGACATATAAGCTTATTATCTTTAGCGCAAAAGCGTAATGTTCCTGCTAGAGATATTAAGAAGTTGAAAAATTGGTTACTTAAAGGTAATATACATGTAGCAGGAAGTGTATCACATGATACTAAATATTTGTATGAGGAAGGAGGGAATATACTGAATCATACAAATTTTGGTAATAAAAAAACTCTTACTAAAGGACAAGAAAGAGATAGGTATAATCAAGGTGGTTTATAAGAAAAAATTGTATCTTTGTTGTTTAAACAGTAAACAACAAACGAATGAAAAATAATGGAGTCGAAAGACTTAAAAAACATCTACTAGTAAATGGTAGAAATAAGAGCTACAATGAATTAGCTCAAGAGTTTGGAATAACCGACAAAGGTGGGGTTATTTCAGGAGAAAGAGTAAGAGGAATTTGGAGGAGACTTAAAGTAAGTCGAGAACCAGGTTCGGAAAAGGAGTTACCGAAGGTAGTCAATGAAAATGGTAAACAATTTATTGACTATTCAAGTACAGAGATAACGACTTTGGAAGACTTAATTAATGCAGTAGGTGTTAACTTAGACTTCTGGGATGTTAAAGGCTTTAGGGCATCAACCTGGCAAGACTTTAACGGAGATACAAAGTATGCTGTAAGAGCTACTTTTGATCAAAGTAAGAGAGCCAGAGATAAAGTACGAGAAGAGTTTATAGAAGCGTCTAAGATACACGCTCCTAAATACAAAGCCGTCAAATATCCTAAAGCTGGAAACAAAACGAGAGTTGCGTATGAAGTCAACTTACCTGATTTACATTTAGGTAAATTAGGATGGGGGAAGGAAGTTGGTCATAGTTATGATGTAAACATAGCAAAGGCCGTATTTGTAGAGGCAGTAGATAAGTTATTAGAGTATTCTAGTAATTTTCATATAGATAAAATCATATTTCCAATAGGAAATGATTTATTAAATTCGGAAGGATTGCATATGACTACTACTAAGGGAACACCTCAGCATGATGACGTACGTTGGCAACGTTCTTTTACATTGTGTAGAGAAATGTTAATTCAAGTGATTGATAGGTTAAGACAAGTAGCTCCAGTTGAAGTTATAGTTGTACCTGGAAATCATGATTATGAGAGAATGTTTTATATAGGTGATGCTATATATTCATGGTATCATAACTGCGAAGAAGTAGATGTGAATAATGACCCCTCTCCAAGAAAGTATATAACTTATGGAGTTAATTTAATAGGGCTCACACACGGATCTGCAGAAAAACAAGCTGATCTACCGTTGATCATGGCATCAGAGAGACCTGAGCTATGGGCTGCAGCTAAGCATACTGAATGGCATATAGGCCATTTACATAAAGCTAAGTCTATGAATTGGGTCGATATTGATGAAAGATTTGGAACTGTAGTAAGGATATTACCTTCGCTATCAGGAACAGATGCTTGGCACCATGAAAAAGGATATGTAGGAAATACAAGAGCTGCTCAGGCTTATGTATGGAGTAAAGAAAATGGTTACAAAGGTCATTTTCAAGTTAACGTAAATGAATTAAATCATGGCTAAGTGTATACATAAATTCGAACCCTCTAATCAATGCCCTCGCTGTCGCAAGGAGCATCATGACTTACAATTTGGTGGTATTTATTCTGGTGAAGTAGGATTATCCTATAAAGGAAAATCTAGTACTAAACTTGGATTAAATGAAGCAAAAGAAGAAAGAGCTGAAGATTATGATCCAGAAGTTCAGAAAGAAGTTATGGCTGAATTTGTAAAAAAGAGTTTCACAACCGAATTAAACGAAGAAGAAGATGGGAGCTGACGGGTATAAAAGAATTCAAGGACCAGTATCAGATACTGAGTTAGGTACTACATATCTTAAGTTAGAACCTATTAAGGAGGAACTTACTTGGACAGGTGGTGTGACTTTAGTCGAATCGGATCAAGAATCACCAACAACTGAAAGTGGTATTGAGTATACATGGACTTTTGGAAGTGCTGTTCTAGCTGGAATATCAACTGGAGTGATTCTTCAATTTGTTGAATATGATCTTATTACTGGATGTGAAAAAATACTATGGCATGGAGTACCTACTATTAGTAGTACTACTTCTATGGAGATTACATATTTAGGGGAGGAAGAAAGAAAGTATGGAACAGGGTTGAGTAGAACAAGAGTATTAGGTAAAAATTTACTATACTACCAATCCTACCCAAATAAACGTCATAGAAAGCCTATACTAAAGATGTACGTTTTACCTGCTAATTACGTAACTAAACAAATTAATATTTCTACTATACAAAGTTATTGGCAAGATCCTACATTTTCTAATGTAATGTGGTTACAACATATTGCATGTTGTTCTTTTACTTCAGGTCCTTTTCATTCTACTGTAACTGAGGTAGAAGACCCCGATCCAGCAACTATAACACAGGCTGCATTAGTAAGTAAGGCTACAACAGGGACAGAAGTTTTTCATAATATTATACCACTATTAGATAAAATAATGACATATGCAAATTAAAGAAATAATATCAAGAATAAAAGCTCTTTATAATAAAGGGGCTGCTTCAGATGATGCAAGAGTATCAGACAGATTAATATATGCCAAATTAATATCTAGTAGATCTCTTATGATTAAACGAGAGATAGATAAGAAAAGACAAGTATCAGATTGGATAGTACAAACCATTAAGTGTATGGAATTGGTAGAGACCCATCCAAACGAATGCCCATGCTTGCCTGCTCCTGGGTGTGATATATTAAGGTATAAGTATAAGATTCCAAAACCAATTCAATCTATGATTGGTCCTGAATTAGAGGCTGTAACTAATATGGATGGAACTGTGGTGTTTTCTAAAACTAATTGGGTAAGAAAAAAATATAAATCAGGTAATAAGTTTACATCAG